CGATGGTTGCGGTATCGCTCTTCGGGATGATCAGGCTGACCGAGTATTTCGGCTTTGCGCCTTCCTCGATAGCCTTCGGCTGCCACACATTTGCATAGCTCCAGCGGCACACGCCGGTGATCACCTTTGTCGGAATAATCTTCTTTTCCATAGTATCAGTCCTCCATAAAATCGTTTTTGGCTGTATTCCACTCCGCCCTGCGGTCGGAGATAGGAACGAGTGTCGGTTTGCCAGGTGGCTTGTGGATCAGGCCACCGAGCAGTTCTTCAAATTTTCGCTTGCCGAGCAGCTTGGTCATCGCAGTAAGCCCCAGAACCTTGTGTTCATAGGGATCAAAGCCTGCGGCGGTCACTGCATCCGCAACGGCAGCTTCATCGGTGTATTTGCGGACGGAACGCCCCTCGACCAGTTTCCACTGCGACCAGTGCTTTCCGGAGAGAGCCTGCTGCATCGCATAGTCCTTGATGTCGGATATCCACGAGGTGAGGTCATCTGCCTTTGCAAGGATAGCCTCGATCTCATCATCGGTCAGTTCCGGCGGCATTGCGAAATCATATCTCGCAAGCGCAAGGTTGTATTCAGCCCGTTTGCGGCAGGTCTGCTTGACCTTGCAAAAACGGCAGTGTTCACCGGCGCAGAATGCACCTTCACCTGCGAGGGCGAGTACAGCGGCAGGCTTCAAAACAGTATCACCCCACTGGAGCAGTTCTTCTACTGTCTTTGTACAGGTATCACAGTGGTTCAGGCGCGGCTGAAAGATTGTCATCTTCACTTCAGTAAATTCATACAGCGAAGCAAACGCATCTATCGCTCCGAGGCTATAGCACATAAGTTGCGTATTGTCCTGCGCACTGACTTCAAGCTGACCGTATTTCAGATCGCATATATGCAATGTCTGGTCGGAAATCAGCAGGAAGTCGGCAGTGCCGAAGCATCCTTCCGCCCAGCGTTCACAGGACACACGCTGCTCTACAAGGACGGTAGGATCGCGGCATGAAGCACGGGCGGCTTCGATCTGCTCAAGCACATAGTCACGATACTGGTCGGTCGCCTCAGCCATTTCAGCATCGGTGCATTCAGGAATAGAGATATCCTCGCCGAGTGCCTGCCTGATCTTTGCCTCGCCGATAGAATGCGCGAGGGTACCCGCGAGAGCATAACTGCTGTCTGAATCCGGTGCTTTGGCATTCAGCGCAGCAGAGGGCGGACACGAAATCCACATCTTACTCGCCGAAGGCGGCAGGTTGGAATGTACATCAGGCATTCAACTCACCAGCTTCCTCCAGCAGTGTCGGATACTCGGCGGGATCAACAGCACTGAGCTTGTCGCCGCCGTGTTTCTTCAGCAGTTCCTTGACCTGCACTGTCTTACCCGCACGGGACAGTTCCGAAAGAACAGCACGAACCTGCTCAATGGTTACGGTCGGCTTCGGTGCAGGCTGCGATTCAGCCACCGGAGCATCGTCCGTATCGCCTGTGGGCAACTCCTCAAAGGTATTGAGGTAGTTCTCAGTGGTCTGCTGTGTGAACTTCTGCAGCACGGCAGTGAGCGCATTCAGCGCATTTACCAGTTCCATCATCGAATCCATGTTTAAGGGCCTCCTTTGTCAAATTTTTTGCCAATCGTTTTGATACGATGCTGATCGCAAGCAGCGTATCCACAAGTTCCTGAGTCTTTGCATTCACGGTTTATCACCTCCCTCTACTTTCCAATGGAAAGCTGACGGTCGATTTGACGAAGGATTTTCAAAAAAATTCTTCAGTCAGCGTTGCAGTCACTTTTTTCATGCGGGAGAGAAGCGTAGTGCGCGGAATATCCAGTTCCTGCGCAATCTCTGTGTCCGACAGGCCGTTCTGACGCAGTTCAAAGGCACGAAAGATACCCGGCACAAGTTCGTCCATCCTTTTTATAAGTGTTTCGAGCAGAAGCTGATCGGCTGCGATCTCCGCTGTATCCGATGCTTCATCGACCATTCTTTCGAGCATGGTCTCCTCATCGCCTTCGTCATTCGTGGCCGGGCAGTCGAGGGAAAGCGTGTCCCCAGCGCGGCGGTACTTACAGGTGCAGCAGTCCATGTCGCAGTAGCGGTAGTTTGCCTTTGGGCAGGCACAGCGGCCATGATTCTGCTGTGTTCGGCGATAAGCATTGATGTCGCGGTAATAATCATCGTGAACTTCCTTTGACACCTCAATCACTTTGTTCATCTGTCTCAGATAGATTTGCATAAAAAATTCCTCCATTGACGTGAATGGAGGAATCGACCGGCTGCAAAATGGGCGCAAAAACCCTGACCGCGATCCAGATGGATTTCTCCATTCGGATTGCGGCCGCCAGCGCATAAGGCAGCCGTACATATTAAATTTCGACTGAAACTGTCTGTTGCGCCACCGCTGATCAGACGGCGCAGACAATCTCAGTAAGCAGTTTTATGTCATGCTTGGGACAATGCTATTGACTTTTCCTTACCTATGGTGTACAATCAAGGTAGGTATACTGGTGGAAGCACTGGCAAGCCGTTGTAACGGCAACAGAGATTGTATCCTGCAATCAAAGCTTGCCCTACTGCATAGCTGAGAACTGTCTCGAAACCGCCACGCATACCTAAACCACCTTGATTACGCGGGGTGCCTATGTTCGACATCAGGGCTACATCATAAGCGGCTCCATGAAGTTGATTCATAAGCAAACCCGTGGATGCGTAAGGATTTGCATATCCTGCTTGAATTTGCTGCCAGCTTTGTTGAATTGCTGTGTTTACGCACGATGCAAATTCTGCTGGATTGGTAGGCATTGATTGCCCACCCAATGAAATTGGTAGATCATACATCATATTGGTGTACCTCCTATTGTTTTTGCGGATTTAATTGCCGTCTGATTTCATTATAACTCTCAACGACCTGAAAAGCTAAGACAGAAAATTTAGGAGAATTTTCCCCGCGCTTTATTACTCACAGGAGGTGCTATTATGAGGCGAGAAAACGAGAATCTATCTGATTATTTACTTAGAATTCACGAAGAAGAATTAGGGTATGAATACCGTTCCGAAGAGGTACAAGCAAGAGTTCTTGTTAGAAAATATAAAGAATTCATCAAAGTTCTTAATCTACACGATGATATGACAGAAGAAGAAGAGAAACTGTTCCGGGAATTCGTTCGTACAAATGAAACACTAAAATCCTTTTATAAAAAAGGATCAGGGCACTCCGAAGCGGCAAAAAAATTACAAGGGCTGTATTATTTCGCTAATAGTTATTACGAAAATGAACTATATCCTCGCTATGTTAAGGAAGCAAATTGCCTTCGACCAAAAGAAGCACAGATTCATATGATGGATATGGCGCGCTTGCATTCTGTTCCGAAAGGGCTGGAACCGAATTCATTCCTTCAACATCTAGAAGAGCAATGGGATGCATTCATGAAAGATTATGTATATGTCGTTTCTTCTCCTGAAATTGAAGGACATTCTCTTTCTCAAGCTGTGGACGATGAAATCGAGTACTACAAGTACAAATACAACAACTATAATAAACCATCAGGAGAATTTGAAGGTGCGGAAATAGAGTACTACAATGGGCAAAATGACAATCCGTATAAGAACTTGTATATCTACTGTCTTTTCCAGTATGTAAGCTATTTCTTAGCAACAAAACTACCGGTCTTTTCAGTAGAAAAGTTTACAGGGATTGAGGCGTTGAAAGCATATAAAGATAAACATACACTGTCTTTAAGGGATGTTGCTGAAGCCTATTCGCTCATCGACAATACAACAGCAGATAAAGCATATGAACGTTTAAAAAAGCAATTTCAGAAATATGACTATTTTGAAGGGTACAAAAATGGAATCGGTGAATACCAATTTCACGATATTACGGAGCCATTAGCTTTTTCAGAAACGTACAGAAAAAAGGATACTATTCCGTCAGACTACACGGATTTCATGATTCGCTATGTGTATTGTAAACTCATTGCTTTTGCAATTGATGGTAAGATAGATAACATCTCTGCTCTGAAGAAGTATCATTCTTTCTTCGAGGAGTCCTATATGGAACTGATTAAGACGGTTTATATATCTGATGCAAAATTCAGCACATTTCTGGATATCCTTATCGGTACCGCAGGCAGAATCAGTCTTAGGTTATTGGCCCCTAAAGAAAAAGTGGATATGATGGTGTAATGAGCGTCATTTATCGTTCTCGACTGTTATCAAATCGTCACGTAATAACTCAAGTTCCATCGTCCCGAGTGTTTCTGGTGAGCCGCCGTGAAGCATTAATAGCGAATCACAGATATTTGTTTCCAAGTACGCACCTATGCTGCTGAGTAGAGTTTCCACTTGACTTTCAGCAATCATTCTTTCTGTAATTGTCATCGATTTGACCTCCTTGTGTCTTTGATTTCTGCTTCCAGTATACAGCAAGGTAATAAAAATGACCATCAAGTGTCACTTGATGGTCAAAAAGCACGCAAAAAGGGGCTATTCCACTAATTCCAATTATAGGAATCAGCGGAATAGCCCCTAAATATGTTATAGAGCATCAAGTGGCACTTGATGCTGAGAAGCACCAAATCACCATTTTCTGCGTTTTGCACAAATCACAATAGTGATAGTAGTACATTATTACTACGAATCCAGTTCACATAGAGTCACCTTTAGCTTTGCTTGATTGAGGTACATTTGCCAGCGTTCTATGGTTTCATCCGTATGCTCGTCCACAAGCCATTTGAAGAACCTGCCTTCCATTGTATTCGGAAAATCCATTCCGATTTTTTTCATCAGGTCATAGCAGTATTCTTTGTTAAGGTTCAGACCAATAAACAGCTTCAGCAATGTCTGGAAAGTAACGGACTTGTCCGTCTTATTGCGTAATTCGCTTATTGTCTGCGTACTGAGGTTTGAACGCTCACTTAGCATCTCCGCAGTAAGTCCTTTGCGAGTAATATGATAGTCGACAGTTTTATGGAATGAACCGGGCAGTTCATCGAAATCGCTTTCAAACTGTTGTGACAGCTTAACAATTTCTGCAATGGCAGCAGCCTCTTCCTCGGTCAATTGGTTCTTGGCGAGTTTAGCATCATACTCCGCTTCGAGCAAGGAATCGGCTGTGACCTCACGGCACAAGAAGCAGGCACGGTAAAACGAGTCATCATAATCCAGCTTGATACGCTTTTTACAGGCGAAAAGGAAACAGCATTCATCGACATGATCCAGTGCATACTGCGTCATTACCGGCTGCTCTTCATCATTAAACTGAATATACTTCGGAGCATTTATACAGAGCATATTGTTAACAAAAACAATCTTGTCCTCTGCGTACAGTGCATCCAGAACCGGATGTGTTATGATCATACGTAGTGCGCTGATAGAATCAACTACGAAGCTGCCGTTCTTGCCAATAATCTTAGAACCAAAGGAGAAGTGGGGGATGGACTTTCCTTCTATGTATACATATGTACCATGTGCTTGTTCAAAGCCCAACTCAATAGCACGGAGTTTGGCTGCAAGTCGGGAAACCTGAAAGAAATCAGCAGTATCCTGAATTGCCTGAGCCATTACTTCCGCATCTCTGGTACTTGCTGGCATACACTGACGCAAATCATGAAGTCGATCTTGAATGAACTTTTTAGTAGTAGATGCGGGCATCAGGATTTTCGGAGCAAGGGTGTTTGCCTGCCACTCGATCCACTCCAATGGGGTTGAGTTCGCCCTCTCCTTACCATAAGCCTCTACTATCTCGCAGGAAATAAAGCGATACTCCTGATTCAATAGGCGCATCAATTCAAAAAACATCTTGTGCCGCTTCCAGTGTACACATTCATGAATAATAGTGTTATTCATTGTTCCGATATTGTGCATGAAAAAGACATCGGGATTTACTAGCATAGTTCCCGGTGGAACAGTGATACCCTCAGTCTCAAAATAACTGTCGTCTTTATATACTGTGACTGTAGTTGTTACAAAATAGGTTTTACCGAAAATGTTATCATCAAGCGGTGCAGGATACAACTTCATTCCGAGGTCACTTACAATTTCTTGTACCGGCAGTGGCATAGCTGTGTCCAGTGCCCGTGCACAGTGGTCACGCAGGAAATCTTCTGCAACTTTATCGGCATCCTCGCTGTAGAGATAAGGAACAAGATAGTGGTCGAGGGCAGTTTCCTTATCAAATCTATCTTTACTGTACTCTTCTACACGAACGATTCTGACATTATGCAGTCCATTCTTCAGGATGCTCTCGCAGTATACAGACATCCAAACTGACTTAGTATCTGATTCATAATCATAGCGTGACTTTCCATAAACATTTACATCGGCATTTATGCTTAACCGGAAATGCAGAGCATCTCCGCCGGAGGTCTTAAAGGTCACACCCATAACATGATAATCATCCAACTCAAATCTGCTAACGTCTGGGATAAGGTGCATTGCCAGAAACGAAGTTCCTTTTTTCTGGCAGAGGAAGCCTTTGACTTTGTTGTAGATATCATCGTAATAGTTGTCGTACATATACTCTTCAAAAGTGCGGTAGATCTTCATCTTGGTGACTCCTTTCGATAGGGTATTCACATATACTATATATATTATACCACAATATGACGGATTTTGCAAGTGGCTTAGACTACTTAATTATACATTCCTAAAGAAAAATCGTGCGTTCGCAAGATTAATTTGCGATTTCTCTTGCATTTTGAATCGAGATATGATATAATAGTATTTACAATGCTATGTGAAAGTCCTACGGTAAAATGTCAATAGGCAAAAAGTAGAAAAACAAGGAAGAAATCCATACATTCTGCCTAAGAAGAGACAAAAAGGGTACTCCTACTAAAGCTTGCGCCGAAAAATTTTTTCGATGGGCTGGAGGTGCCGGATCAATACTCCTCCGGCGGGATATACAGGCGGTTAGTCTTCAGCAGTGTATAGACTAACCTGACTAACTTTCTGGCAGTGAGAGCGAATGCACGTTTGTGATTGTGCTTGTTAGCCTCCTTGTATTTGAGACTGTAGAAGCGCTTGAACTCCGGATCGCATCTTCTCAGAGCGTTTGCGGCTTCGCACAAATAATATTTCAGATGATGGTTACCGCCCTGGATCATACGCTTGTCCTCAGCTTCAAAGTCACTGGACTGGTGCTGAGTCCAGACAAGACCAGCGTATTTTGCAACGCTTGCCTGACTGGGAAAACGGTTAATATCACCGATCTCAGCAATGATTCCGGCAGCATAGACGTTGCCGATGCCCTTGATCGAGGTCAGTGTCTGCGGGATTATTTCAAGCATTTTTTCAATCGCCTTGTCGTATTCCTTGATCTGCTTCTGGAGCAGACGTATGGTGTTCATAGAGATGACAATCATCTGCTTGGCGGCATCCGCAATGACCTGCGGCGGACGGTAAGAATTCTTCGCAGCACGCTGAACAGCTTCCGCGATCTCTTCTGGATTCTCAAAGTGATTTTTTCCGTGCTTACGAATAAAATCCGCTAGCTCATCGGTATTCATGTACGCCAGCTCATCGAGCGAAGAGAACTCCTCAATCAGAGCCATTGACGTTGCACCGAATTTATCGGAGAAGATTTTCTCCTGTGTCAATCCGGAAAAGCTAATGAAAACGGTGTTCAGAAGACGCTGCTTTTCCCGTGTCAGTTCCTGTACGAGCTGGTGACGCGCTCTTGTATACATTTTGAGCGCCTGATACTTGTAATCGTCCATGTAGACCTCCTTATTGATTCTGCCGAAGCGAAGGTGGTCAGCAATGACGAAGGAATCGACATAATCGTTTTTTGGAAGATCGGAATAGGCATCCCGGAACTTTTTGACCTGCTTGGGATTGAGCATATGCAGGCTTCTTTCAAATCGTCCAAGACTGCCACTTTCACGAAGAAAACGCATGAGATTATCACCGTAAACGGAAGTCGCTTCCATGCCGATCACAACCTTTGGAATATCCTGCAAGAGAAGCACAGAGGTAACTCTGTCAACAATTATTTTTGCACCATTCCTGTTATTCGGTACAGAAAACGAACTATGTTTACTGCCGTCAGAATACATGAGATAGCAGACGTTATTCTTGCTGCTGACATCAATGCCAACATAAAGTTTGTCTTGATTCATATTTTCCACCTCCCTTCATCGGGATTTGCGATCAACAGGCATTCAGCTACCCATGATACTGTGGCATCATCAACCTCGCTTATCAGAATCCACTCCGGGTGGCTCCGATGCGATGATCCGTACTGCCTGTAAAAACGGATGGAACACATCCCGGATAAACAAGCCTACGTGTAAGCAGCTAACTCACAGCTCTGGGGAACAGACTCTCTACGGAAGCAGCCATGCGGCTCGACTGAGGTGAAACAGAACTTGTTCCTGCTGATCACAGCTATTTTATCATGGGTATGTGAATGCCTGTTGATTGTTTGATTAAACCCGGCGGAACTCCGCCGCAGCATTGAAATCTCCATTCGCTACGCTGATTCCGATTTCAATGCTGCCCTTCTCAACCAAGCGTAGCAGAGGTTCATTGGGGTGCTCTTGAAACTACCCTAAAATCTATTCGAGGTGATTATATGTCCATAAGCTATAAAAAGCTTTGGAAGCTATTGATTGATAGAGAAATGAAAAAGAAAGACCTACAAATAGCGGCCGGAATCAGTTCCGCCTCAATTACCAAAATGGGCAAGAATCAAAATGTTAGTACAGAAACCTTACAAAAAGTATGTACAGCACTTAATTGCAATATAGCAGATATCATTGAAATGACTCCAGAGAACAATGAGTCATAAATAATAATTTACTCTTACTTTGGAGGTATTACAATGGCAGCGAAAAAGCCTATCTTAGTTTCTCTTTTCTCAGGCTGCGGGGGGCTTGACCTCGGATTTGAGTGTGCTGGATTCAAGCGCGTTTGGGCAAACGATTTTGACAGCGATGCACAGGCCATATTCTCGAAGAATCTGGGACCTATTGATGGTCGCGACATTAGAACAGTCCCCTCAAGTGAAATCCCGGCTTGTGAGGTATTAACAGCAGGATTCCCATGCCAGCCATTCTCAAATGCAGGAAACCGGAAAGGCGTTAATGATTCTCGTGGTATGCTCTATCAGGAGTGCCTTAGAATTATTGCTGACAAAATGCCGAAAGTTATTTTATTTGAGAATGTACGTGGATTACTATCTACTAAATATATCGATGGTCGCAAATTGATAGATGTTATTAAAAGCGATTTGGAGTCTATGAATGATGTTGGCTACAATGTCACATACGAACTTGTAAATGCCAGCGATTATGGCGTTCCCCAAAATCGCTATCGTTTAATTCTTGTCGGTATCCGTAAGGATCTCGGCATTACATTTGAATTCCCAGAGAAGGTTCAGGATAAAAGCAACTTAACTCTTCGACATATTCTTGATATTCCAGAAGATGCCCCTAATCAGGTTGACTGGGAATTATCTCCTCAAGCTATGGCAATGGTCGAGCAGATTCCAGAAGGCGGATCGTGGAAGAACATCCCATACGAGAATCTTGCACCAAGATTTCAAAGAATCCGTGACGATATGCAGCGTTACCATGCACCGAATTTTTATCGTCGTTTTTCAAGAGATGAAATTAATGGTACTATAACCGCTGCTGCACAACCCGAAAACTGCGGAATTATTCACCCTGTTCATAATCGCCGGTACACTATCCGAGAGATTGCGCGTATTCAGTCATTCCCCGATGACTTTGTTTTCATTGATGACACACTCAAAAACATTGTTGCAATGTATAAGGTGATTGGAAATGCAGTTCCGGTAAAACTGGGGGAAGCTATGGCCACCGCTATTATGCAACAAGTATTCCGAAAGAAAAAGGTGAAATAACAATGGGAAAGATTTATGTATCAGCCAGCACCTTAGATGAGGCTATAAACTACTTTACTCATACAGAATACTCTTCGCCAGAACAGTTAGGCTTGTTTTTCTTGTTTAAGGGCATGAAGTTTAATAGCAAGGAATACCACACCTTTTACAAAGAGGGCGAAGCAAGAAAAAAAAACACATTGCTCATGTATTTCCTGTGTGGACATTTGATTCAAGGACAGAAAACGGCGGAAAGCGATGCGGCTTATTCCGTTTCTTTTAGCACCAGAATTAAAGCTGGAAACTATTATAATGGCGGATCAGAGTTCAGAAAACTTCTTGGAAGAGTAAAGGATACTATGGATAATGCTCTTATTGATGAGAGTAATTATTTGCGGAAAGATGAGCTGGATACAACAAAGTATAAATTCAGACCTGATTATATTCCTTTCCTTTATGACAATTGTTTGCATGAAAATAAGATTCCTTTAAAGTATTTTGCTGCTTGGTATTTCCGCTTTTTCCCATTTGAGGTTGATGACTCTTGGATTTCTGAACCATCTGACGAACGTTATGAGGATTTTACTCGAATCTGTACGAAGGAACTTATAAGAGCATTGAATCTTACTGCCAAAGAGTTATCAAATCTATTTGACACCGAAACTGGTCTCATTACATATCAAGACACCCAGATCACCGGTGATGAACTAAGGAGCAGGCTGACATTTGACGGTGATGCTACTTCCCCTGAAATATCCGCACTTACTGTGCCCATTGACTACATGGACACAACCTTTGAGTTTTCTGCCGAGCAGGTGAATGAACTTATCACACCACACGGCAACAATATTACAGCCGAAAAATTGCTTTCGCTTCTTCTGGGTACAAAGCAAGTTGTATTAACGGGGCCTCCCGGAACAGGAAAATCCTATATTTCTGGTATTATCAAAAGGAGCTTTGATACTACATATCTTGTTCAATTCCACCCGAATCTCACTTATGAACAATTCATAGGCGGAAACAAATTTGCTGAGGATGGCAGTGTAATTCCACAGGCCGGAGTATTTCTTGAATTTTGCGAGACGGCTCGTAATGATACTCAGCATAAATACCTCTTCCTGATTGATGAGATTAACCGTGCTAATGTCTCGAAGGTTTTTGGTGAAATAATCCTTACACTTGACAGAGAGTATACTGCCCAACTCCCTGCAGAACTGAAAACCAAAGAGGGTACGCTTATTTCAGAATTTTCGATTCCTGAAAATGTGTACATTCTTGCTACTATGAACTCAGCAGATAGAAGTATCGCACTTGTCGACTACGCCATCAGACGCCGATTTGCATTTGTGAATTTTTACCCCAACAGCGAGATTATTGACTATATGTCGGACTATTCAAACCTTCCAGCCATCAAGGTTAGCAAATTGATGAATGGAATCAATAGTAAGTTGCTGTCTGTGCTTGGAGATGCCGATCTTCTGCTTGGTCAATCATATTTTATGCCAAAATGGGCTATTGATCCTAACACGCATAAAATACTGTGGAGTGAAGAGGTGCTTCTCTCCCTCTTTAATTACTATATCTTGCCTATTATAGAGGAATATACATATGGAAACAAGCGATATCTCACTAATATTCTTGGAGATAAGCTTCCAACACGCATTGACGATTCTTCTGAATTCATGCGTGAAATAAGGTATCAGTTTGGAAATTGAGGTGAAGCAATTTGATTACCTCAAAACTTGTTGAACAGGGAGCTTTGCTTCGCTTGAATAAAGAAGAGGTGCCCATTATTCAGAAGCTCCTTTCAAATAAAGGAATGTCATGGGACAGCTTAGATGCATCGCAAATGGTCATGAAGCTTCCTCAACAGTATATAGGATACATAGGCTTACCCAGTCGACGAATCATCATCAAGCCAAAACATAGTGGTGTCACGATCAGTCATATTTTGCGCATATATTATTTCCTGTATTCGGCAGAGTATACTGATCTTGATACACCCATGTATGATGTTGAAGGCGGAAATGATGTAAATCTCTCTGCCATGTTCATCAAAGAATTGCTGGAGATTGTTCATCGCGGTTTGCCAGTAAGCTATACATTACGAGAAGATTCACTGAATTATGTTCGTGGGAATATGCTCGTGACACAGACAAAAATGAACATACTAATGCATAAATCAGACTCTTTTGTTTGCGAATTTGATGATCTTACAAGAGATATTCCAATTAACCGAGTGCTATTAGCAGCAGCAAAAAAGCTTGAAACGCATACCAAAAGCCCGGAACTTGCGTATACTATTCGGCAATTTGGAAATGTGGATTACAAGAAATACCCGGCAGAAGTATCAACAAATAAGAACACGGCGTATTGTAAAAAAGCAATTTCCTTAGCTTATATGATTTTGAACGATTTAACTATATCAACTGTTGGGGAAAAGGCCGCTGGAGAAAGTCTACTTATCAACTTTGATAGGGTTTACGAAGATTTTATCAAAAAGGTTCTTATGGTTTATTCTTCGCTGGGAAAGTTTAGCTATTGGACTGCCGGAAAAAGTTATGCATACTGTTCAAATGATGATGGACATATTGAGCGAGATTACTTGCCCGATTTATTATTTGATTACTACGAGGAATACGGAAAACCACACGCAAGAGCTATACTTGATATGAAGAATAAGACATCCTCGCCTTTTCATAATCCAGATGTTTATCAAATGTCTTTTTATTCCCAGATGCTAAGCTGCAAAAAAGTGATTCTGTGTTATCCTGCAGGGTATGATAAACCTTCATGTGCCTTGCGCTTTGTAGATGAAAATTTCCACCTTCAAAAAATATATGCTGCTTACATGAATATAGCTGGTAACACTGCTGCAGAGTTCAAAAACAACATCAATTCTTTTGTATTGAAGATAGAGTGCCTATTGTGAATCAACATAACAAAAGCCGCTGAGTGGTACATTCTACTCGGCGGCTTTCTACATTTTAACGAACGCCCTATAATTCAACGAACAGCCTCAGTTCGTTGAATTATGCATCCAACAGCATTCAGCATCTCCGGCGACAGGGCAAAAAAATAAGACCTCGTCGGTCTGCCGTTTGCAAAAATCCCTGAAATCAAGCCTTTTTGCGGTATTCTTTGTATCAATCCCGTAACTGCTTTATCCAAAAACGTAAGCTGGGACAGCTTTTTTCGATATTCCTGCAATCTCTGTGCTCTGGTTTTCGCCACCTTCAAAGCCTTGATTTCTTCCAGTTCTGCCTTTAATTCATCGAGGAAAAGCGGATCGATAACCTTGTGGATATTTTCAAGACTGGTGTAGTGCATTCCGCCGCTGCGGCGTGTTTCCGGATTCAAAGTCGATTCAAACACTGCACCAAAAATGGTTGGTGAGATCTCCGACCAGTCGAATCCAGCACTTGCCTTATTGACCAGCAAATCCACGATTTCTTCCGTAAAACGAGGAATCTCAATGTTCTCGTCTGCAAACAGTCCGCCGTTGACGTAGGGGAATGCAGCAAGATCGTCTTCCATGTAAGGGTCACGATCCTCTGGCTTTGTGTCCAGTACTCGAAAAAGCTTTATGATTTCCTCTCTTACCTGTTTTGGCTGAAACTGCTTGAGATAATCTCCGAACATTTCATGCTGTCCAAAAATCCCTGCATCTTCTGCGTACAGACAGAACACCAGCCGAACGCAAAGCATATTCAAGCTTTTCAGCGTTTCCTCAGACTCCGGATTCTTGTACTGTTTCAGAATCGCATCGTACAGCTTGCCCACCAAATCGCCGGCTTTGAGAGAAATCTCCATCTCTTTTTTCAGATTCTCGTTGCCTGTGTCCACAAGGAACTGCAAGCGATAGTATTCTTTCGGCAAATCCTTCAAGAGGATCTGTTCCGGTTCGCCATTCGGCTTGTTCATGTCATAAATCAGGAACTCCGAGAAGTTGCAGGTGATAACCCAACGAGGGTGCTTGTCCACAGGCAGTTCAACGATGTATCGTTTTGCCTGCTGAAACGGATTCAAAAACGTACCATCCGACTGTTTGATTGCTTTGCGTAAATCTTTGCCAAGGCTCTTCTGCTCGATCATCACCTTTGTACTCTCGATATAGCCATCAATGAAACCAGTGCTTTTATCAATATGTACCTGATCTTCAAAGCTGATGAAGTGTGTAGCATTTTCGACTCCGTAGACATTTTGCAGCAAATCAATCCAAAACTTCTGCGACTGTCCCTTTTCGTAACCTTTATCTTTCCAGTACTCCGCAAATTCCTTTGCAGCTTTCTTCTGCTGTTTTTCTGTAATATTCATAGTTGTGCCTTTCTTCCGCATAAACTATATTTATTTTAGCATATTTCACTAATATTTTCAAGTCCTTTTTAGAAATGTAAATCGCAAAACAGCAGATGCCTAACACTGATTCTGTAGACATCTGCTGTTGCTTTTGCTCATGAAGTCTTTTGATTGTCGCCAGTCTTCAGTGCTGATATGTTTACAAAGGTCGTTTAGATACTATTTGTTAAAAAGTCTAGAAAAATCTGATCGAATATTTTTCAAATAAGATGGTTGATACAAAAGCTACAATTGAGCTCGTAAAAGAGACTAGCTTTGCGATAATATTTTGACGTGAATAAAATTTGCACATTATAATATAAACTAAGAAACCAATCGCTAATGCCATTACAATTGCAATTGCAATTATTAGTTTCTTTTGATTCTGTTTTCTTTTAATTTCTTGGTATTCAGATTCTTGTGCAAATTTTTCTTTTATCTTTACAATATCCTTTTTCCAATCTTCATCTAGCCATTTCATAATTCCATTTCCGGGTCTTATTCCTAAATCAGCTAATTTTTCTACATGACCACCAGAGTTTGAATTGACTGTTTCATGTCGTAATTTCGTTCGGAGTTTATATAATGCCAAGGATATAAATGTATCACCGACATTTAAAGAAATTGGATTATCTGTTGGATTTTGAAGTAATACCATTAAATGTCCACAGTACAGAGGTCCTATCATTGTTGAAGAAAAAACAATTCCTTTTGCAACAACTCCTACTTTTGCATGAAATGTTCCTCCAAATTTACTATTTAAAGCAATCACCTCCTCTGTATATACAACTGTTGTTGTATGTGGCACTAAGGTAATAATATTTTTATTACAAGCGAGTGAAGCATGATTGTATTGTCTCGTTCCATTTTTGGAGGGGTTTAATGTCCAAGCTTTATCGCTAAGCTTAAGATTTATTGAGTTTTCTTTTATATTATCTCTTGTAAAAGGCACGATGTATATACCCTTGCCTATATATTTTTCTATATCAATTTTACTTAGCAAATAATCTCCCCCTATTTATATAGTAATTTCATTCAAATCATTGCTTACTATTTTCAGTAAACAAAGTTATACTTTTTTGTAAGCCATTTCTATTTTAACACATTTCACTAATATTTTCAAGTCTTTTTAGAAATATAAATCGTAAAACAGCAGATGCCTACCAATGATCTCATAGACGTCTGCTGTCACTTTTGCTTATGAAGTCTTTTGATTGTCGCCGCATTTAAGCTGATTATTCTTGTACCGACTTTTTCGGAAAGCAAATCATATTGCACAAATTCTTTCTCTATATTTTGTACAACACGCCCGTTTTCTCAGAAAAACACACTCATTTTTCCCATTTTCCCATTTTTCTCGCAAGAGAGGGGTACCCCAAAAATGCTACGCACTTTAACCAGGTCACGGTCAAATCCGCTTTGAACTCCCGAAAAATCAGGCAAAATTTGTAAAAGAAAAACCACGTAACCACGCTATATAACGTGATTACGTGGTTTTCGTAACCTTTCCGATTACGTGTTTTTATGTGGTGGACCACACAAAACAACATGCGAACATTTCACTCTGCTTCCACCGCGCAGAGAAAAATCAAAAAGTTCGCATAATATTGCATC